TTAAAGAGATGTAAGTTTTTTGAGTTTGGAAATCATCTTCGTTTTGACTGCGCTGTCACGCTCGCCTTCCATGGCAGCAATGACTATCCAGTCTTTCACATTCTGTCCAAGCTCTTCTGCTAGTGCGCCGGCTATTGCGGGGCTAAGTGACCCCCTGTACTTGGCCGTGTAAAGGCTACGCTTTGCAAGACCAAGCAGGTCGGCCCATGCGCTCAAGTCTCTGACCTTTTCGGCGTCTGCTAGCAGGTTCATTGTCGATTGCATATAGGCTCCTTACTCATGTTGTATAACGGTTACACATGATGAATAAATCATACGCCCCTATTGTTATTCAATGTGAGTAACAGTAGTCTCCGTTTCGTTACTCAACGTGAGTAATGAAACAGGAGCGGCCAATGTCTCGAAACACATCCCTGGATTACGTCCCTAGTGCCAAGAAAGGCGAGGTCGATAGCGTGGCCGCTCCCGGTCTCGTCGGCGCTGGGGGCACCCTCTGTCAGTCGATTCTCAGATCATCTAGCCGCGCATTGCCGACTGTCGGTTTGTCTGGCATCAGAACCCATTTGAACCCAGGCGGTGCAGATGGAGCCTGCGCAGATGGTGCAGCGGGTAGCTTGAATCTCGCCTCTGAAACTCCGTCTCTGACACCTGCTTTGATGGCTGAGTACAGCACCCAGTACGTTAGCAGTAGTCCTATGCCGGCTGCGATGAATGGCAATAGCAGTCCTAGCCCAATAAATCCCATGGTGGCTTCTCCCTCTTTAGAAGCCGCCGATCTTAAAGATCCTGCATTTGCACCCGTCAGCCGCAATCGCGCTCAGTGGCAATCCATTGCCGACTTTCTGACTCGTCAAAACCTTGCGATTGTTTTGCAAGCGCGAGCGGCTGCGGCGAGGGGCCCCGCTTGCGGGGATACGTCCGCAGCTGCTCCCGCTGCTATCAATTTTGGTGGGTACGCACCGGCTTATTCATCTTCTGTCCCCGTAGGTAACACGGGGACAACTTCTACAGGGCAGGGCGTATGAGCAAGCGCCAAAACGATCTAGTCCTGGTCAACAACCGCGAAATCAAGGTGCGCTTGCACGCGGCAAAAGTTGAAGAGTGGTCTTACATCCATATCGACTGGCTGCGCTTCACAGTGAACCGTCGTCATGCACCAGTGCCAAGCGTTGAGCTGCTGTTTCCTGAGTCGGATGGCTCTATCGACTATATGGCCGAGCGTGACGGCTGGAGCGAGAACCGCCGTGCCGCTGCGCATGCCGAAGTCAAGCAACGCCGCCAGCGTGTGGTGAACCTGCTCAAGGACTTGCCCGACCCAGACTATCAGGCCAGCTCGCAAGCTTTCACGCTGGCGGAAGAGGTCGCGGAAATCCTTGGCCAGGACTTCACTGCAGATCCCCTGATTCAAAAAGGCAAGGACTTCTACCGCTTCCGCATCGACATTCTGCGCAAGGGTCATCCGGTCGGCTGGGTGGGCTTCCTGGCCACGAATAACGGCAAGCGTGCTGAGAACCAGAACAACACGCTGCATGTGAATCTAGAAGGCATGGCCTGCACGTTTGCGCAGCGCGGCTGGCCCCAGGTCATGGCTGATTACATCGAAGACCATCGCGGCGTCATCACGCGCATCGACTTGGCTGCCGACTTCATGGACGGCATTGGCGACAAGGGGCATGGCGACGTCTTTGAGCGCTTCTTTGAAGAGTACCGCTCTGGCTTGATGGATCACCTCGGCCATCGTCCTGATGAGGACGTTTCAGGCAGCCATCTTTCTAAAAAGAAGGGTCGTAGCTTCTATCTCGGCTCTCGTGCTGGCGGCAAGCTGACCAACATCTACGAGAAGGGCAAACAGCTTTTCGGCAAAGACGATGACTCGCAATGGATCCGCGTCGAGCTGCGTTACGGCAATCAAAAGCGTGTGTTGCTGCCCGACATGCTGCGTCGTCCTGCTGACTTTTTTGCCGGTGCTAGCGACTGGCATGCATCCATCTTGCGAGAGCTGGGCGCTCAGGCCATTCCCGAGCCCGTCAAGTGCGAGAAGCAAGTCCAGATTCAAACCATCGACGCCGAGGTTGCGCGTAATGCGCGCTGGTTCATGAACACCGCCGGTGCGTCGGCAGTACTGGCCTTCATCAACCTGCCCAGAGAGCAGATGCACAGCCTTTTTAAAGAGTTTGAAAACAAGCTGCCAAACCGCCTCAAGAAGTTCGGCATGGCCGATATCGAGGCCGCATATCAACGTGTCTTTACCAAGCTGGCTAGCAGTGGGCGGGCTAGTCCGGCATTTGCTTAATGCCTAAACCAAGGAATCAACATGCGTTTTCAAGCACAAGGTGTACTCACCGGCATCAAGTCCAGCAAGGGCGATTACGAGGGCCGCGCCTTTGACTCGACCACGTTCCATTTGGCTGTTGATCTGCCCGATAGCCAGAACGGCGAAAGCCTTGGCCAGGTCACCCGGCCTTTCAAGATGGGCACTTCTGCCGAGTACGGCAAATGGAAGCACCTGAAGGAATCGTGGCCCGTCGGCGGTGTTGCCGTGGACTGCATTTTTGAGATGGCGGCAGGCGCTGATCAGTCCTCCAAGCTCGTGCTGGTGGACATCAAGCCCAAGGCATCCGGGAAGGCTGCTTAAGCATGTCCCGCTACGTGATCCAGTCGGCATTTACCGGCGCTTTCCTCTCTCCTGACCCAGATGACGGCCAGCCGCGCTGGGTGCTGCTCTTGCGTGATGCCTGCACTGTGGACGACATGGAAACCGCCGTCGAAATGATCGCGGATCACGTTGACGAATTCCACAAGGCACAGGTCATTGATCTGGATGAACTGTGAGGGCTAGTGATGACTGATGGACAAGACGAAATCGATGCCGACACGGCCTGCTGCAAGGAATGCGGCGCGATCAATGTGGGCTTCTGCCTGGACGAGCTCGTCCAGTGCGGGTGCCCTGAATGCGGGTCGCATGACTTGATGACTTATCAGGAATACAGCGACGACTTTGATGACTACCTCAAGGAAATCGGAGGCTGAACATGGACATTTCTGACGACACCTGCTGCTGCTATCAGTGCGGCTCTATCAACGTGGGCTTGACGCTGGAGGAGTGCGAGTCCTGCCCTGAATGCGGCTCGCTCGACATTGGCTCGTATGAGGATCTTTGCCACGACGTGGACGAAGCCCAAGAGCAATACAAGGGCGACTAATGACCCTCTTCGTCTGCACCCAGATTGAAGCGCCATGCCAGCTCGGCAACCAGGTCGCGATCACGGAAATCACCGTTCAAGACTTTGCCGCGCTGGGCATCACGCCCGCAAGCATCGGCACTTCCGTCGCGCTGGGTTTCGGCCTGGTTTTCTTCCTGGCCATGCTCGGTTTCGGCCTGGGTGTGGTGCTCCAGATGATTCGACGTTACCTGTGAGATTGCAGCCGAGAGCTGGCATTCCGCCTGTTCTCCGGTGCAAGTTCGCACCTTGTTTGCTGAAAGGAAATCCTATGAAAAAGTTCAATGCTCTGCGCGCTCGTTCTGTTCAAGCTGCTCTGGCAGTTGCAGCCATGGTTGCTGCCTCCGGCGCTCACGCTGCCGGCATCGACGATCTGTTTGCCGAAGTGGATCTCTCCGGCATTGCCACCAAGGTCACTGCCCTGGCCGTGGTGATCGTCGGCATCGCCCTGGTGATGAAGGGCCCTGCGATCGTCAAGCGCATCATCGCCAAGATCTAAGGCCCTGCCATGCTGATCGTCGCCCTGGTTGTCGCCGTGCACGCTGCGTTTGCGCTGATCGGTGCAATCGGGGCGATTTGCTTTTTCATGCTTGCGCGGATTTGAGGTGCCCAATGCATTTGCGTGCTTTGATCTGTTTTGCGCTTATTTTCTTCAGCTCAATAACGTGGGCTAGTGTTCCGCTTGGGGATAGGTGGATCAATCACTTAGGACATTCCTTTCCAAGTCCGGACGAGGCCTGCGCCGACATCTACAAAGGCCAATCCGGTACTACAGGTTGGTATGAATCACCAAGGGAGGGGGTTTATCAGTGCTGGGGATCGTATGGCGCTAACCCGAAGGCGTTTGGCCCTTTTGGTCTTGATAAAAGGGCTGGATGCCCTGCAAACTCAACTCCAAAGGATGGAGCCTCGTGCACTTGTAATGCTGGTTTTGAGGAAAAGAACGGGCAATGCGTTAAGCCTGATAAATGCACTGGCCTAGCCGCTCTCTGCTCCGGCATGTCCGGCTCTCAAAAGTCCTACGCGATGTATGACGGCGATGCAACGACCTTCTGCCACACGCCGCCTGATGACTTCTTTTGGGACCAGCCAAAATATCCCGGCTGCAATCAAGGCTGCATGGCAAAGACTGGCCCGAGCACTGGCGTCACTGACAGCACCGGCAAGACCCTCTGGAAGGGCATGGGAACGCTCACAGGCGGCTTGTGCACCAATGGCACCCCCACGGAGCCTTCTGCCCCTGATGCCCCGCCACCGGCTGAAAAAAGCGATCCTGTAGACAAGCGCTGTGCGGGCCAGACCGGCACCGTTAACGGCAACACAGTCTGCATTCCTGCATCCAGTGCGACCGGCGTGGACTGGACCGGTACCACCACCAACAGCGATGGCACTAAGACCGAAGGCAAGACCACGACAACTTGCTCTAACGGCGTCTGCGAGTCCACCACAGTCAAGACCAACAAGGATGCCAACGGCAACGTCACAGGCACCACCACGACGACAGACAAGGTCAGTCAAGACCAGTACTGCGCCAAGACAAAAAACAAGGACAGCATGCTTTGCGCTGCTGTCAACGCCAATCCGGTGCCAGGCAAAGACAGCCAGAGCGGCACAGGCTCAGGCACTGGAAGCGGCAATGGTGATGGTGATGGCGACGGCTGCACCATCACAGACTGCGGTAACGACACCGGCGGCGGTCCTGGTAAAGCTGGCCTGCCTGGCACAGGAGCTGGTGAGTTCGGCAAGCTCTATGAGCCTAAGTATCCGCAGGGGCCTGTAGAGGTCTGGAAGCAGAGCAGCGCAGGTATCAAGAACTCCGGTCTTGGATCGCTGGCAATGGCCCTGATGCCAAAGATCGGAGACGGCGGATCTGCACCAGTCTGGATTGTCGATTTCAATTTCTGGCCTCTGGGCGATATGGGCACGCATGACATATCTCCGCCGCTTTGGCTCTGGGCGGCTCTCATGTCCATCACCATCCTGACCGCGCTCATTACCGCGCGTCGTCTGATCTTCGGAGGCTGAGCATGCTCGATTGGCTCAAGCGTCGCATTGACGCGTTTTTCTCGTGGCTCACGGAGTCGCTGACCGAGTATTTCAAGTGGGCCAAGGATGTCGTTGATGCCTGGTACAAGTGGGCGGCAGACCTCATCAAGGCCATCTTCAAGGCCGCCTGGGACATGTTCACTGATGCCGTGTCCTGGCTGATTGAAAAGCTCTTCGAGATCATCAAAGCCGCCCTTGATGCGGTAGATGTTTCACCGCTCAAAGGCATCGCCGACAACATCAATTTGCCGCCCGAGATCGTCAACGTGATGCAGCTCTCGGGCATCGGCACGGCCATGGCCATCGTCGTTGCGGCCATCGGCATACGCCTGGTGCTCCAGCTCATACCGTTCACAAGGCTCGGCTCATGATCAACGGACTAGAGGGCATTAACGGCTCCGGCAAGAGCTATGAGGCGGTGGCCTTTCATGTGCTGGTTGCGCTTAAAGCTGGCCGCATGGTCATCACCAATCTGCCTCTCAATGTCGAAGCCTTTGCCGCTATCGATCCGGCGTATCGCGATCTGATTGAAGTTCGCACCAAGCCAGCGCCACGCCTTGGCAATTGGAACGCGGCAAATATTGCAGAAGAGGATGCGTTCCAGCTCTGGACGGATCGCGATCCTGAGCCTCAGCCTGAAAACGTTTTTACGTTCGGAACTGTTTGGGATTACTACAGCACCTGGCGCAGTCCAAAAGGCCAAGGGCCGCTATATGTCGTGGATGAATGCCATGTGGCATTCCCGAAGCTCGGCACACCTGACAGCGTGGTCCAGTGGTTCAAAATTCATCGTCACTTCAATGCCGATGTCCTGCTGCTGACGCAAAGTTTCCGTGACATCAATCAGCCCATCGCTAGCCTGCTTGCAACACTGATTAAGTGCCGCAAGGCCGACATTCTTGGCAAGAGCGACAAGTACATCCGCAAGGTGCATGCGGGCTATCGTGGAGCGCTTATCCAGACAGATGAGCGCGAATACAAGAAGCAGTATTTCGGCCTGTACCGCAGCAACACGCAAAGCAGCGGATCTGCTGAATCTGGGGTGACTGACGTCAACCCCATGATCGTCAAATTCAACCGCTTCAAGTGGGCCTGGTTGGCGCTCTCGCTGCTCTGCGTGGTCTGGGCCTTCTGGCCTGATGGCGAGCGCGATGTGTGGGGCCGTAGGGTCGTTCCGTCGCCCCCCGTCAAGCCGCGCGTCCTTGGCCCTGCACCTGGAACTGCAGCTACGCCTGTTGTCGCTTCACCCACACCTACGCCGGCCGAGCCGAAGCCTCTGGAGTCGCACCAGGCCGCCTCGGCCCCAGCCGAGGCAGCGCCTCAGGTGAAAGATCCTCTCTTCGGCAAGCAGCTGCACGTTGCAGGAGATCTGTCGAAGAAGGGCAAGAGCGTGATGCTGTTCATCGTCAGTGACGGCACCCGCCGCATGTTCGAGGTAACTAGCGAGGATCTGCAGGATGCCGGCTACAGCGTCAAGCGCTTGGCGACATGCATGGTCACGGTGAAGTTTGAGGGCGTAGTGAGGCCCGTCACCTGCGACGCTCCGTACCTGAACACTGGTGGCCAGGACAGGCCCCTTGTCATTGATTCCGCCACTGGTGCCCGCAGCGATGGCCGCAACACCCGCTACAGCAACGCGCCAGTGCCCCAGGAAGTGGCCCAGGCGCGCCAGGAACAGCAGCAGCAAGCAGGCGGCTACCTGGAAGCTCTGGCGAAGCGCAATTCGCAGGTGCGCTCGGTCTTGATCGATAACTAGGTCAGGCATTGATTCCACGGCGACGCCATGCCGCGATCTTGATTAGCTCTGGATCTCCTGAGGCTTCCTCTGCGGCGATGATCTGCAGCCGCATCAAGCGGCGATGCTTTGCTACTGTCATCGGCTTGCCCTTGTACATTTCGCCAACGTCGGGCAGCTTCTCAAATTCTTCAACCGTTTCTGCCAGGTCGAGTGTCAGTTGATGTTCACGCAGAAATTTGACCAGGCCGAGCGCGCGCGTCTGAGCATCTTTCCACCACTGAGGGATTGCAGGGACTACCGGATATTCAACCAGGCCGCGCGCCTTCATGGCCTTGGTGATGTATGCGCGGATCTCGCGGCCGAGGCGCGTTGTGGGGCGCGAAGTGTTCCAGATCGGCCGGCCGAAAGGCAGCACCAGTTGCAGCGCCATTGCCTCTGCATACTTCCTGAAATTTGCTGCGATTGCCATGATTTGCCGCCTTTCTGGTGTACCGGGCCCCTAGATTTGGAGCCGGTTCGTCAACTGTCTGCTGCCCGTTTAACTGTCCCTTGCTTGCACCGTTCCCCTGAGTTCTTCGCCGTGCCTTTAGCGGTATCAGGATGGCGTTTCGGAGTGGGGAAGCTTTGTAAAGCGAAGCTTTATGAATACCCCCGGAGAAAGGACAAGGCCGAAGGCCGCTCCTGATTTAGCGTGGCCGAAGAGGCGAAAACTCCGGGGAATGGTGCTGGGCGCGATGTGTCACGGGCAGCTGACGCCGTGCGGCGAGCACATAGAGCACCGAAGAGTGCTCATTCTTTGGATGTACGAGAGGGGTGGATTAGTGACTGTTTACGGTTATGCGCGCGTCTCAACACAAGACCAGACGACAGCGACGCAAATGGCTGCATTGCTGAAATCCGGCATTGAGAAAAAGAACATCGTTCAAGAGAAAAAGTCAGCCGTCAAAACTCGTCCTGCACTTGAGCAGCTACTGAGAAAATTGAAGAAGGGCGACGTCCTGGTCGTTTACAAGCTGGATCGTTTGGCGCGCAGTGTCTCGCACTTCATCAAGGTCTTTGAAGACCTCCAGGCGCGCAAGATTGACTTTCGTTCGCTCACTGAGGCTATTGAAACCACGACACCGCATGGACGTATGTTTCTGCATCTGCTGAGCGCGTTTGCTGAGTTTGAGCGCGAGTTGATTAGGGAGCGTTGTCTAGCTGGCCAGCGGGCTGCGCGTGCTGCTGGAAAGACATGGGGGAGAAAGCGGGCTTTGAGCGATGAGGATGTTGCAGCGGCTGTGTCTGCTTGGCGCTCAGGGTGGTACAAGCAGAAAGACCTCGCAGAGATGCTTGGTGTGTCGGTTGCTTGCTTAAGAGATCACATCTATCGTGCCGAAAAGCGAGGGCGCTGGCTGGAAGTGAACTTACGTAAGTAA